TTAGGCTCTGCCGAGTAAGCAGACAAAGGATAAGCATCTCTTATGAAGTTTACGTCCTTGTTTAAGAGATACAAATAGTCACCTTGAAACATAATTGATCCAGAAACCGTTCCGCTGTTGGCAACAGTTAAGGTGACCGTAGTACCGTTAACGCTTCTAACTAAGCAGTTGGTTCCTATACCAGTACCGGTCACCTGCTGCCCAGCCGCAATCCCAGTATTGCTTGCAACGGTTATGGTGTTTAAACCAGATGTCCCGGTAGCCGTGGTACTGTTATAGGGGAAAACGGCTAAACTGTACGTGGAGAGAAAGTCATTTGGACAAGCCAAATACTTATTCCCGTTTGACAATACACCCGTCACATTCTTACGCAAGTTAGCAATCTGCACCGTGTTATAGATGCGTTGCTCCGCCTGCTTGATCATCGTATTGATGGTCGTAGTATCGAATGTGTTCTGCGTGTAATCCGTTACCGCAGCTACGAGATCGGTGTATGTCATCGTCATTAGATCAACCCATTGGGCCTCTAGCCATAGTTCCCTTAGTAGCGCAACCGTTACCGCGAGTTTTAATACCAGAAGTTTTTACGGGAGCATAAGCTCCTCTGTTGATGTTACCAACAGACATATTTACGTCTGGGGCTGCAAATCTTTTATCTGGCCCTTCCGCATTGGCTTTGGCAATAGTCATGCGCTCACCAGTCATGGTGTGGGGCGTTGCGTAAACAGCAGCATCACCCACTTCTTTTCCACCCATTTTTTTACTAAATGTAGCCATATCAGCCTCCACGACCAGTAGTTTTTTGATTCATAGCGCGAGCAAGGTTGCGGCCATACTTCTTCATATTGGCACTGGTTACGCCACCCTTGGCTAATTTTAACGCAGTTCCTTTTCCGCCTTTATGCTCTTGTGAGTCATGTTGTTTAAACGCTTTTTTGATTAAAGCTTTGTCTTGCTTGAGATCTTCTTTATCCATGATTAACTCCCTGTAATAGATACTGTACCAACACTTGCCGTTCCCACCAAGAAGTTTGGCGTTAAAACTGCATCAAACCCGCTAGATCCACCAACTGGATACCATCCCCACTGGGTATCTCTTGAGCCACCCGTTGGACTTCCATTATCCGGCGAAGTGGGTGAATTTTGCAATCCGTTTAAACCTGCCGTTACATATGTTGTATCTGGCCTTGGCTCTCTTAAAGCTTGAGGATCCTCCACTGGAAACATTCCCAATAACAACTGCGGATGATCTGGATCCCAGCATTCAGAGCAAACCTTTAATTGGTACAGCTTGGTCTTAATGATCTCAGTCTTAAGCTTTTTTAGCTTGAACTGTTGCCCGCACCGATCACATTCGGAAATTGCAAATTTACCGGATGCGTATCGATTGCCCATTAAGGAGTACCACTACCAATAAAAGATTGCCTCGGAACAAATCTCAATGATGCTTTCTCATGATCTTCCCCGGCGGCCAAGTCAAACTGCTCTTGATAAACAGATTTCAACATGTCCAATCTGGGTTGTAATTCTGGAACTTTCATGGCGATATAGTAGGCCAAACCTGCCACGGCGGCATTGGTAAACCTAAAATTCCAATCGCTTGTCTGTATACCATTCCCCGCATCTTGCACGCGTCTAAGCCTCCAATATACAAACTGGTAAGGAGTAGACCCATCTGGGGTTGGCCACACCGTGACGGCTGGCAACTGAGGCACGAATACAGCCGTACCGCTGACATGAGATGCCGCAGTGGTATTGGCTTGACCTCTGAACACTCCACCCAAGACATTGCCTGAGATGTAAGTGTAGTAAATGATTTCACTGTCTAACTTAATAAATCCCGCTCCAGACAGCCCAACAACTGAATCCAATGTGATGGATGTATCAGTGGATGTCAAAGCACCAGATGTAACCAATGTTGTTGGACTAGTTTCACCAGAAAGACGTTGAACCCAAACTTGGATTGGCCTAGCTTGAGTTAATTTATTTGGTATGGTGGCATAGGTAGAAACACTAATACGGGTAATGCTCAAGTCAGCCTGATTGGAAGTCTGATTGGCATTGGTACGTATCACATGCTCTAACAAATCAATGGTGTCGTTTGGTAAAGCATATGTGTTTAAACCCTCGGTTAAGGTGATGACACCTTCTTCGATAGTCCACATGTTTAAACCACGATTTGCCCATTCAATGGTTAAAAGATTCATGGAGCGGCGGGCTGTTCTCAGGTCGTAACCTGATCGCATTTCTCTTCCAGCCCTCTCCCAAGCTTCCTCTGCTATTTCAGTGAAGTCTGGGTTAAACGCCGCTGTTCCAGATGTGGTCATTCCGCCATTCTCATGTTATCAATTAAATTGGGATAAGGCCGACCTGCCTTCTTTGCCGCAGCTTTTGCAGCAGCTTTCTTGGCGGGACTAAGCTTTTTATGCTTCTTGGCAGGGTTTGGTTTATCCCAAACCGCGCCTCCATCGGCATATAACTGCACATCTTCAGGATTGTCCTTGCGATGTATAGTCCTGCCTTTGGAGACTTTATTTGGGTTGATGGCTCCCATGCCACGCGAGGCCATCATTTAGCACATCTTTCCACGGGTTTTACCGCGTTGAGCTATGCCATCAGCACGTTTAGATGCTGAAGAAACTGAACCGCCAGAAGCCATCTTCTTGATTGATCCGCCTTTTTTCATGCCAATCATCTTTCTCGGAGCTTCCAATGCTGGACGCTTAGAACCTTCAAGCAAAGGCTGAACATATTCTCTCAAAGCTTTTGGGCCGCGATTGGCTAAACCTTTAGCCAAGTTAGCAATAGATTTCAAACCTACGCCGGGAGACAAATAGCTCTCTGGATGAACTTCTTCCAAGGCTTGCTTCTTAATCTGTTCTTCTCTTTTTGCACGAGCAGCAGGAGTAGCGGCAATAGTCTGAGCTTTTTCATATTCAGCTTGACGCTTCTGCATCTTTTCCTTGCCATAGCTCTCAAGTTCACTGGCAGTTGGGCCACCTTGACGGCCACGACCAGCACCAGCGCCCATAGGTTCTGCTGGCTTTTTAGGAGCAGCAGGAGCAGGTTTACGCACGGTAGTAGTTGTGGTAGTTTCTTTAATAGGCTTTTGTGGGCCTTCTCCAGTTTCCACTTTCTTACGTGTGTCCTCAAGATAAGCCATATCTGGGTTATCTTCTGTGTTTTGAGGGGCGATGTTCAATGGTGGTCTGGGACGGATATTAGGAGCTGGCTTTTCTTCAGGCTCTACTTCGTTCATGTAGCTGCCTTCCATGCCATTTGAGTCTTCGTTCCAGTTTAAACCGGGTGTTGAGCTACCAATTGGATTGCCCGATGAGTCTGTAAGTTTTGTTGCCATGTTAATTACCCCTTAGTCATTCCGCCGCCACACATGACCATAGTTCCCTTGGTCTTACCTCTTTGGGCTATGCCATCTGCTGCCTTGACAAAGCCACCATTAGCCATCTTGATCATTTTACCGACCGTTTTGCCTTTGGATTCAATACCGCCTCCACGAGCCATGCCCATCATTTGTTTTTTGTCCATAGCCATATCAGCTTTAGAGCCTTCTTTCATGCCCTTCTTCTCTATGTCTTTGCCAGATTTTTCAAACATTTTCATTTTTGCATCCATAGACCCACCTTTTGAGAATTTTTTGCCTTTATCGGCTTCGCTAAAATCTTGTCCCACAGATTGTGGAACCCCTGCTTTTTTAGCAAATGCCGGATTATGAGCAATTGCTTCCATAAATTTATGTTGTTTCTCACTACTGCTAGGCATGTTGGTTCTCCATTAGTCGATCAATTTTGCTCTCGAGCCTGTCCAGTCTGTCCAGAACTCTGTTTATATCTGCATGGACTTCTGACTTTGTCACATACTCTTTGGCTATCTCTTCCCGTGTCCGGTTTAGCAAAATAGTTACGCGTTGCAATTCTGCTGATTTCTCTCTCAATACCCATCCTAAAAGCCCGACAAGTAAAGTAAGAACTGCATTCCATATCATTGAATCCATGTTAACAATTCCAAGCTCTTAAGCTTTTATTGATCCTGCTGTTTGGGTCGCTCGCTGTCTTGGCAGAGGTTAGCTTTTCTTTCATTCCAGTCATTCGCGCACAAAAGGACTTTTTCCTTGATCCGCCCTCGGGTTGGGGAGGCTTTAAATTCATCCCCTCCTTCTTTGCGGAAGCCCGACCCTTCGCGTTTAGCCCGCCGTTCGGATTCTTTCCTTCTTTGCGTTGCCATGCTG